GACGGCAGCTTCGCTGCCGGTGCGAAGCACCAAAAAATAGCTATAAAAAGGGCTAAAAATTAGCTATGAAATATGGCGACGAGACAAACCAAACCAATTCCTTACCTAAATGATAGAGGGCATTTTGGGTTAAATATGTAATTTTTATATTTCTTCTCTCATAATATGGCTAAGAAAATAATTCGCCTGGTGTTTTGCGATTTTTTACATATTTAGTTTTATGTAGGTGGTATATACAAATTAAACCTAATGTATGTCTATAGGGTTTTGTTTTATACCTGTATCTAAATCAAACCTAAAGTATATAGGGTTCGGGGGTATACCTACGCAAAATCATAATTTTTATCAATGTTAATTATTGATAAAAAGTATATAATATTCACCTGATTTGAAAAGAAGACACACTGAATATCTGTGAAGCTTAATGTAAGCTCGGGTAATCATAAATTATAAGAATATTGATAGTCACCTTGTGTACCCGCAGGACCCTTTATATAATTATTCGAATCCTCTTCACACGGCTCCCATCGTTCACAACAGTTATAACTCCACCCACAAGGACCTGATCCGCCTTTTCTTTGGTTAGCATTACTCGCCCAAAACCAGTATTTGTCGAATTGTCTACAAGACCCTCGCCCACACGTATAAAATCTCTTCTCCGTTTGAGTTCCAGCCGGACAATTATTAACTTCTCTCTCTTCAATACTGTATGCTTTCCAGTGGTTAGGCTCGTGGGACCCAAGATAGTAACCGTTATGATTCACCGAGTTACCATGTGCATCCTCGCCAATAAGCATCGATTCATGCTGTCCGTCCACGAGTCCCTTTTTCCATGGACCTGTATAACAGCAATCCGTTCGTTCTCTCTCCGTGCTAGTTGAACCATCTATTACGGTTTTTCTCTCCTTCCATTGTTTGCCATCAGTGCCACATGCACCGGTCGGGTACCAATCACCGTAATAATCGCAGTTTTCTGATTTGGTCGTACTTTTAGAACTATTTTTAGTAAGTCTAAAATACTGTTGTTTACCATCCGAAGGACAGTCTCCACTCGTTGTTCTTCGCCATTCACCAACGTATTCACAATCAGCTTGTCGTTCGTTAACACCGGCGTTGCATTGTCCGTATACCGTTTGGTATTGTGTAAACTTCCCAAGTGAATTACATATACCCTCTCCATTGATCGTCGCCGCAGCGGGGCTCATTTCGACGGGTGACCAGTCATCCTCCTCAAAACAACACGGTTTTGTCTGCGACGTCGCGATTCCTTTGTCTTTGCACGCGTCCGGATACGCTTCATTCACGATTCTATAATTAACGTCTATAGCGCACGTAGGTGTCGTACCCTCCCGAGCTTGTTTATACGGGTCACTCGTCGCGGTAGCAGTGGTGGTATCAACTTCGCAACACTTACCCAATATCGGACAGCCCAACACCGAATTTTCAACGGTGCCGTCAGCGGGAAAATTACATACACCACCGTGCGCTGCCTCCTTAGTTCTCGTGAAAGTCCTGGTCTTTTGTGTTGGTACTTCACACACTTCTTCGCCTACACATTCACTCCACCCACCGTCCGCACCCCAGGTTCCCTCACAGTTCACGGGTCTCGGTGGTCCGGTACATGGGACCCACCAAGAATCCATGTGCCCCTCGTCATCACATCCTGGTGCCTTGGGGTCCACTGGTAATCTGAACCACTCTTGAAATCCGGGTTCATCATACGTCACCAATCTCGCGTTAGGCAGTTTAGATACAAGACAACCGTTAGCGCTTTTTTGTGGATTCGCGTAGTCAACACACGACGTTTCGGGGCGAACCCCCTCGGGACACCCAACCTCGCACGCATTTTTAAAGTTCATAGCACACGTACCCTTCCCAATTGGAGCCACGTAATCTTCTGCGTTTGTGTCCAGTTCGTACGATCGTAAACCGACGCCACAAGTAGTCACACCGTCTAAAACAACCCCCGTCGGCGCTATACATTCGGGATTGTCGTCTATATACGTATCACCTTCACAGTTAACAGGGCATTCGACGTTACAGTCCCTCTCCTCTTCCTCACACGTCCCAGTGCCCACAGCGGCTACAAAACTTGAATGCTCTGGGTCTCGGATCCAAATCTCCTTACCGGCGCCACAACTGGTTAATTCACCGGTCAACGCAAGACCATCGACCTGACATTCACCTTTCTTAACCCATGCGTCGTCTGTGGATTGACAGTTCGAGGGTTCTATATCGTTGACTCCGGGTGGTAATAGACTCAAGTCGCCACCATAGAGACGCTTCAGTGCGTCTGCTGTTATCCATGATGATTGACCACCCGAATCATCTGATGTGGGTAATTTATCAACCGCGACCTTAGCCGCGACCCCTAGGGCTATTAATATAATTAGGACTACAATTAGCTTTACAGCTTTCCCCATTTATATTAATTGACATTTTATTCCTATCTACTTTCCTGAACAGACCGAACAATATTTCTCCTGTTTCTTTTCAGACACTTTGATACTCAAACCAACCGCAAAGAATGTTAGTACCAAAACCACACCAGCAAATCCAATCGCAGCGTTTTTATTCATTTTATATAATTAGCTAATATTTTTATAGAAATCGCGCTGGTCAATATATGATCATTATTTTCAGGAGGCGTTCACCGGCTTCGATACGGATAATAATAATAATTATAATATGTCTCTTTTGGCTGGCTTTCTGGTTCACCTATCATGCCCGATCCACTGCCGCCTCCGCCGGTGTCAACGGATTGTGATTCAGTAACTGTAACACTTCTCCATTTTTCGGTATCAGATGACAAAGGGGACAAATCACTCGCGGTATATTTAACCTCGTAAGTACCGGGTTGAGTAAGATTCACCTCACCGGAGAAATCGAGGGATCCGTTTCCGTGCATCGCACGCCAGGTGTCCCAATCATATCCATCCACGAGCACACCGGATGTCAAATTGAGCTCGTGCCCCTGTTCAACCTGAACTGACGCCGACGACGGCGGATCAAAGCTAATAACTGGGGCGATCGTGTCTTGGACATTTACAGTTCGCTCATATGTGGTCGTATTACCGAATCCAGACACAGCCGTGTATTTTATTTTATACTGCGTGATAGTGGACGCGTCGATGTTACCACTGGTGACTACTTGTCCATGAACATTATAAAGTATCGTCTCCCCTATAGTACCGGGGTTCACAGTCGGTAGTGTGATCGTCGTGACAGACACCCCGGTGGAACCCCTTTCAACGGTAACAGCTCCCGTGTTGCCAGTGAATACCGGAATGATCATATCCTTAACCTCAACTGTAGTTGAAGCGGTGCCTTCGTTCCCAGCAGCATCTGTTTGTTTATAATAAAGTGTGTAAAAACCCTTCGTGTTCAAACTAACATTATCAACAGTTGATGAACTGGTACTCGTATGGCTTGGCTTATATAAAATTTGATAAAGAATAGCATTGGCACCGTTTTCACCCGCACCCGCACCTATCGATGTAGTGTCAAGTATTCCTTCATTTGCGAGTTGTTGATCACCTGGGTCGTTTAAATTTAATACTGGTGCGGTCGTGTCTCTTATTTGAACATCTCGATCCACAATGTGTGTATTTCCATAATCATCTTCTATGCTCCAACGATAAATGTAATTAGTATTGTGTGCGACAGATGTATCAACAGTTAAACGCGATAAAGGATCACTTCCATATATAGCCGGGGATATATATTTTCCAGAAATTGGGGCGCCGGCGGATGTGAGTAATTGTTGAGCCGGATAATTACCATCTTCATCCGTGATATTTTTTATTCCGGCATCCGTATACAAAGTTCCTTGAGAAACAGCGATCGTCGCCGAACCCTCCAATTCAAAACTAGGTGGTGTTTTATCAACAACCTTAACGATTCTATCGACACTCGTTGTATTGACGCCATCCGTAGCCGTATATCTCACGCGCCACTGTTTAGGTGTAGTTCCGACACCTCTCTCCCACCAATTAATTTGAGAAACTACGTTGAGTGAACTATCCAAATACGTAATGACTACCGGATGAGTAGTTCCAGAAACAGTGTAACCACCAGCGGTCGTATCGTTATACGCGGCAGTAGTCGTTGATTGCGGAGCATGCAAAAGCTCGTATGGATTATCACCAACCACTGACAATATAGGTGCGGTTCGATCCTTAATGATAATAACCCGCGTTGCCGAAGACGTGTTTCCACTAGAGTCGGTCGCGACGTATACTATATTATATTCATCGTTATGTGTCGAAGTATCAACACTATTGACGACGACGCCGTTCTTCGTTATCGTAGTACTAGCTGTGTCCGCGTCCGCGCCAAACGTCGCCCCCGGATCAGTGAACACGGATCCCAATTCAACGAGGTTATACGAATCCGTATTATTATTAATTGTTACTGTCGGGCCCGTAGTATCTTGAACAATAATAGTTTTGTACACGGACCCCTCATTTCCACTATTATCGAGAACGCTATATTTCACCTTATACGTTTCGATCGAGGTAGTGACAATGCCGCTCAAACCACCCGAAACAGTCGAGTTGTCGGATATTTTGACGACTGATACAGTTATCGTGTTACCGGTGCTCTCCGTGTCTGTCGCACCCGGGTCGGCGGTATGATCGTACGCGCTACCCTTTTCCAAATAAACCGTATTCGCGCCATTGACGGTTAAAACAGGTCCAGTCGTATCGACGACATCTATGTATCTATATTTAATTCTTTCGTTTCCATGTGTATCGGATGCTTTATATCGAACGCGGTATTCACCCAACACCGATTTATCTATATTGGCTATGACGGCGCTCGATGAATTGAGAAATTCGGTCGTCGTACTCGTCGCGTCCGCCCCAAATGTCGCACCCGCGTCTGAGTAATTTTGGCTCGTACTCGTTTTTTCGATCTGAATCGTCTCCGTCCCAGTTATAGTGATCGTAGGCGCGGTTGTGTCTCGAACGATCACCGTCCGAATCATTTGCGACACATTCACCGGAGACGCAGAATCGCTCGCCGTGTAGGTCACGGAGTACGTTCCAACCGGGGTCGACGCGTTTATTTGAGATATCGTGTTTCCAGAGCTATTTGTGATGACAGTCGATGTTAAGGTCCCACCAGTCACGGAAGCACCTTGATCCGTGTAAGTCGCACCCTTTTCAACGATATTATATTGATCTGTATTGTTCGTAATCGTAATGACCGGTGGCGTCGTATCGACGACAGTCACAGTTCGATATCTAAACCCTGTGTTTGGAACCGCCGCGTTATCAGTTGCTTGATATTTTATACTATATTGTCCAACCGTATTAGACGGTATCACGGGATCAGACGTTAATTGCGTACCATTTGAATCGTAAATAGTGGCGGTTACTGTCTCACCGCCGTTTGAAGTTACTGTAACCCCACCGACCCCTGTCACTAAATCGGCTAAGTTTATACTTGTAAATTCACCTTTTTCTAATTGAGTTGCTGTATCATCTGAAAAATATAGAATCGGAACATTTGTATCGACAACCTGGACAGTTCTATTCGCGGTCGTTGAGTTTCCCGCGCTATCCGTCGACGTATATCGAACATCGTATACTTGTTCGGTTGCGTTGGATATACTACTCTGCTCAACACCACTCAAAAATATTTGAATCGTCACGAGTTCGCCACCGTCTGAAACAGCTCCGTGTTCTACATAAGAATCATCACCTTTTTGAAGTGTGTTATATTCATTTGTGTTATTCGTGATTGTTATGATTGGCGGTGTTGTGTCGACCACACGAACAGTACGGTTAATATTACCGGTATTATTATGTGAATCGGTCGCGGAATACGTGACGGTGAATGAGTTGACGACTGACGTGTCGATGCTACTAACGACTAAACCAGACGAAATGTCAACGATTGTTATTGTATATGGCTCCCCTCCATCTGTCGTGACGCCTTGTTCAACGTAATTTCCAGAACCTTTTTCAATCACGTTATATTGATCGGTATTATTAATTAAAGTAAACACTGGTGCCGTTGTATCTTGAACGAGATATCCTCTCGTCTTTTCTGTTTTATTACCATCGGCATCCGTCGCGAGCCATGTTATTTCATACTGACCCACTTTCGACATGTCGACGTCGTCCTTCGTTTTCACGATCGTTTCGTGACCACTCACGGTCACGGTAGGTTGTGTGAAAACGCCGAATCTTTCGAGAACCGTAAGCCCTGTACCTCCCAATGTGAGTAATGGTGGGATTGTATCTTTAACGACTACGGTCCTATACGCTGTCGAGGAAATATCACCACGCGTACACGTGTACGCCACTTTATACGTTCCACTCACGGTTGTATCTATATTTTCATCCCCAGTTATATTAACCGTTTCCAAACCATCTCGAACGGTCGCGCCATATTCAACGTACGATTCCTCCCCGCGCTCAAGCGTTATTTGAGAGTCGCCATTTAAGAGGATCACAGGTGAATTTAAATGAATTATATCGCGCCATAACACTCGTTCGTATCCTAGAGTACTTCTTAAAACGTAATAAAATTTGTATGTACCCGGGATGGGTATTCCATTTTTATCGAACTCTGTTCTATCCATCGTTCTAACAACTGATCCATTTTGAACACTCACACCCGGATCGGCAAAATGATTGCCCCCATATATGACAGTTGGTATTTTACCGTTCATTACCCAAGTCATTGGACCCGCATCCTGATCAGTGGACCCTGTTGTTACGAAAACATTTGAAATGGCATAATTTTTTTCCATGTGAAGCTCCGCTCCATCGAGGTCTCGAGCGTTCGAAACATTCAATTTTTCTTTTATTTCTTCTCGAATTTGATCTTGATTAAAAGCGAATTCATTATAACGATTAAAAGGTCTTCCAACGGTTTGAGCTAGAAGCTCGTGATTGTTATAGTACAGCCGAACCATTATTATAATTTATAGTGATAAATTAATCAATCCGTATACATAACGGAACCCATTCCATCCCTAATTTTTAAAATGTTATAATTCACGGCGTAAATATTTCGGTTAATCGGAGACGTACATTCGATTCTACACGAATCTATACGGCTAAAATTAAGTGTACCCGTAGGCTGGTATTTTGAAATTTCTAATCCAAATGGTTTTATGAACATATTTGTCGCGTTACCACTCGAGTGCTGTGTATGATAATATGACGGTACAGCTGTATAGTATGGAACACTAGCTTTCTTCTCATCTAGTTCGTTTCCGTTTATTTTAATAGTCACATCAGTCGTAAGAGATGCTAAAGAATTTGTACCGGACACGTTACTACTAGCTATATATTTGACAGGGTGGTTAAAAATTAAATCTTGTGAGAGCTCTTGAGACGGCGATTGTTTTTGCACTTGAAAGATTAACATATTGTGTTCGGAGAGAGACACTTTATCGCGTTCTTCCTTGTCGAGCAAAATACACTGAGAATTGACCTCAAATTGGTAAGATAAAGACTGAGATAGAGATGATGACCAATGAATTCTCAATTCGACATCGTGAAATTGAAGCGCCGATAAGGGCAAACACGTATTCCATTCCTCGCAAAAGAAAAAACGGAACGGATAAAAATACGAGCCCGTTCCCGTCCCAGCGTGTAGAGACGCGGCGTAGCTTTTAGCGTATGAATTACTCAATAAATCGATCGCGAGAGTTTCAGAAAATTCGGAATCGTGTGCGTCGATGACCCTTCCACCGATGAGTAGATCAACCCTTTCAATTATACTTCGCCAATCCATCACTAAAGCCGATTCGTTCGTGTCCAAACGTTTTGCGACAAGGTATGTATAACCCAATAAATCAGCGGATCTTTTGAATTTGACGGTTGAAAATCCACCCGGCCTCGCGTCACCTTCGACCGTTTGGACTTGGTTAAAATATGAAAAATTTGTGTGCGTTTTAAATTTTGAGTTAAAAAATGTAATCGACGGTTTCCCTGTGATGTGTACGTCTTGGGCGCCGCGAGCGACGAGTTGAGCTACAGCGCCGCTGGACATTCTAGTATCAATGTATATTTTATTGTTGACTAGAATACACGAGCTCGTGGAGGCATTTTACGGCGCGCGCGTGGAATGTCGTCCGTGTCATCTCTTCTGGGTTCGTCGACAATTGGAGAATTCTTAAATTATCATCACAATCACTCGACGCTTCTTCATATTTTTTTATATAGTCTGCCACGGTGTATACGATAGCGTCTAAATACTCCTCAATAGCCATCTCAAGCCATGAATCTCTAGACGTTCCCCATACACTAGTGTTATCGTTAACTCTCACACCGTGTCCGTATTTTTCACGACCGAGATTTAAACGTTCTCGGATTAAGTAATACATCATATTATTTTTTAATTATATATTTTACAATTAAAAAATAATTATTATCTTCGACGCACAATTGAATCTATCAAAATTAAACCATTACCAATCACTGATATTGTCCTTATAATGTAACCAATCTCATGTTCCCGCATCCTAGTTTTTCAAAATATTTTATTTTTCTGAAAGAATTTCATGGAATCGAACACAGAAATTCTTCAATTTTGGTAAAATGTCAGATTCCCACATTTTCTTATCGCGTGGGATATCATGTGACATTCTCTTCTTCTCATACTGTTCGATAAGAATCGCCTTATCGAGTCCCACCATCTCCATGTATACCTGACACTGTACGTCTTCGTAGTCCCTCACCGTTTTGAATAAACCCTTTGTCCTGTTTTTGATTTCAACCACACTGTGTGATCCATCTTCGTGTTCGCGTAATCTATCGATTCTCCCGACGACCTGATACAGTGTTCCTTCTATCTCACAAACATCGTACGTGTAAAATGTAGGGTCTTCATATAAATCCGTATAATTTGAAGCCGTATTATCCTCGTACCTTATACCATGATTGGTAAAAAGTGTTTTACGAATATATTCCTTCGCAGAATCCAATTGCTCTTTATCAAACCCCGCGTTCTGCTCAAGCTGATTGGTCACGGCTCTCAATTTTTGATCGACGCTTGAGCTCCCGGTCGATTTAAAATTTTGCGAATCCCTTAGGAGATCTTGTGCGACCGGTGACTTTTGAATAGCCTGTAAAGCGATTTGTTCCCTAGTTCGTCCGACGAACGTATCGGGTCTGTATTTCGACCACAGTTCATTAACAATGTCATTTGGTTTTTTATATGGATTCTTTCCAGTCATGCCCGCGACCTCCGAAGCCTTTAAAATAATTTTACGAATGCCTATATCTTTCGTGATTGGTTTTCGATCCCTTAGATATTTGTAAACAATACCACACGCTCTCGAATCATTCAACGCGTCGTGCGCGCCCTCAAGATCGAGACCCGTCACTCTTTTATACAAAAGTCCAAGCTTCATGTTTTGCAATAAAACGTTGCGGGTCATGTCGAGGGAACACACAAAATTTATACGCTTGAACGGCTCGATGCTCAAACCGCGTCGATAACATTCTGAAAATATGACATCTTCATCGAAACGAGAATTGTGTGCGACTAACACACCAACCCCTTTAATATATTCGACGAATGTATTATATATTTTAATGAATGGTATACCTTCAGCTTCCGCGCGGTCGTGTGTGATACCATGAATTTCCGTGGCTTTCACCTCAAATCCATCGGGGTATGCGATTTTATGATATGACCCTATCTCTCTCCCGGAAGATGTATATTTGACCAAAGCCAAAGATACCAAACGACAGAATTTAAAATTATCTATATTCTCAGGGGTTGCCCGAGCGCGCGACATTGGGAGACCTGTGGTCTCCGTATCCCATGCTATATAGCTCATTATGAATAATTATCGTTATTTCTTTAATTAAGATTATTTCGATATCGTCTTAGGTAGTTATTTTACTAGATCGTACACGATCGATCCATCGATTATCTCATCTTCGAGCAATATATCTTTCAATTCTTCGAGCTGAGGTCTGTACTTTTTTAATATTTTCATGACCTCCTCGTAACACTCGTCGACGTTTCTCTTGACCTCCACGTCGACATCTCGTGCCGTTTTTTGTGACAGTGTCTCCGACTGAACATTGATCTTCCCAATGACCGAACTCATCCCGTACGTTAAAACCATCTCTCGCGCGACCGCGTACACTTGGGAAAAATCACTCGTCGCGCCCGTCGTCACGCGCTCCCTGCCGTATATGAGTTCCTCCGCCGCATGTCCACCCAACGACACTTTAATTTCAGACAGTAGGTATTCTTTCGTATACATGCCTATATCATCGGTCGATGGTTGGAAAAAAGTCACACCACCGGCGTCACCGCGTGATATTATGCTGACTTTTCGTACTTCGTCGTAATCAGGCATGAGGGCGCCGACGATGGCGTGTCCACCCTCGTGATACGCGACTCGCAATCTTCGTTTATACGACATCGGACGATTCGCTTTCACACCTATGACGACGCGTTGGTACGCGTCCTCGATTATTTCAGGGGTTATTATGGAAGTACCTTCACGAACAGAACTTATAGCACACTCGTTCATTAGATTTTCAAGGTCCGCGCCCGAAAACCCAATCGTTTGACGCGCCACATCGTTTAAACATACATCCTCACTTAAATTTTTATTCTTTGAGTGAACGCCCAGTATTTTTTCGCGTCCATAGACATCCGGTAAGCTCACCTGTATTTTACGATCGAATCTCCCCGGTCGAAGGAGGGCTTCGTCGAGAATATCGACGCGATTCGTCGCTGCGATGACGACGATCTCAGACGCGTTATCAAAACCATCCATCTCGGTGAGTAATTGATTGATCGTTTGTTCGCGTTCATCGTTCGCGGCGAAACCGTTATTCGACCGTTTTTTTCCAATGGCATCTATCTCATCTATAAAGATAATACACGGTTGTATTTTTCTAGCGAGTTCAAATATGTCCCTAACTCGCTTGGCGCCTACACCCACGAACATCTCGACGAACGCCGAACCACTACACTGAATGAATGGAACCGACGATTCACCGGCGATCGCTCGAGCTAATAGTGTTTTACCCGTGCCCGGTCGACCCGTCAATAACGCGCCTTTGGGAATTTTAGCGCCGCTTTCGACGAAGCGCTCCGGTTCTTTAAGAAATTCGACGATCTCGTTCAATTCATCCTTCGCGTTATCGATTCCCTCCACGTCTTCGAATCGAGTGACGATGTTTTCTTGAACCTCGGGTTCGGTGGTCGTTGTCTCAAATGGGTTTCCTGTCTGCCCGGTAGGTGTTTGAAACATTCGAAACACAGCGAACATGAAAAAGGCTGTGATCAACAGCGAGCTTATATCACCGATCGTCAGGGGTGGCGACGTTTTCATGTCGAACGCGACGTCAGCTTCACTATCCATGACGATATCCCAAAACCTATCGGATGGCGCGTAATTCACGCCACCCGCATCACCCACTTTATTTTCATAATATAACACGTTATTTCGCGGTTGTAAAACGATTCGCTCGACTTCGTGTTTTTTCGCGCTTCGAATAAAGTCGCTAAAAATTTTAGGGGTTGGTTTTTCTTGTTTTAACGCGGGCGCTGCCCATGATTTCATATTACATTATACATAGATTAATTATTCAACGTCGGATATATATTCTTCTTCGGTGATTTCTTCTTCTTCCTCGTTATTATCGATGTCCATTTCTCCATCTTCTTCATTTTCTTCATTTTCTTCATTTTCTTCATTTTGGTCTTCCTCATCGATGGGTGTGATCTCCTCGTTCACTTCAGTCGCTAATACTTCTTCCTCTTCTTCCTTCTTTTTCTTTTTACGCGAGACTGAAGGTTTTTCAAATAACTTTTCCAACGCATCCCAATGTTTTTCCATTCGAACCGCTCTTTTTTCCATTTTATTTTTTAATTTTTCAATGTATTCCTTATCATATCCCATGGATTTCATAGCGGAGAGTAACGCTTTTTGTGGCGGTATTTTTCCATGAATGTAATATTTTTCTTGTAACGACGCCATGCTGGTTAAGAGTTTAATCCGTATTTTCCCATTTTTCAATACATGCAATTTAAACACGTAATCGAGTAAATTTTCTTGAACCGGGTATTTGACGTGGTCTGATGACTTGTATGGCGGTGTTTTTCTGACATCTGGTTTCTTGTAAACAGCACCACTCGCGATACATGATTTTTCGAGCGCTTTCAAATAACTTTCTGGATCTTCCAAATAAAAATGTGATGGGAGTCTATCCTTGCACCACTCTTTGTTCGGTGGGTAACAGATCGAGTGTAAAAACGAGTCGGGTCTAGGTTTCTGGGGTCCAATCGTTCGCGGTTCGCGCGGTCGGAGCGCCGGTCGCTTGTGGGTCGCCATTTTAATTTGAAAATATTTAATTTTCATTACAACTTAGGTCTAATTCGCACTGGATAACGTGATGCGCTTGGAAATTTTGAAGGGATTCCCAAGGTCCCCATATTTCGATGATTTTTCGTTCCTTATTGTACCAAAGATACGATAAATCCAAAAAACGAGTGAGCCAATAAAATCGCTTCCCTGATTTTCCTATGAATTTGAATATATCATCTTCTTCATATGATGATACATCAAGTTCACTGTAGTGTGCGTTGGGTGGGTCATACGGCGGCATGTTATCATATATATTTTATTTTTTAAGCTCGTGAATTCTCTTTTTTGAAATGTCTATGTATTCCTGATTTATGTCAAATCCTAAATATTTTCTATCAGAATTCACAGCCGCGACCGCGGTTGTTCCACTACCCATGAAAGGATCGAGTACGACGGCGTCCTTTTTGGTAAACAATTGAATGAGATGTTCCACGAGTTCGACGGGCTTGACAGATAAGTGTGTATTAAAATCACCTTTTTCAGATTTTGTTGGCTTTTTTACTAAAAAAACTCGATCCAATACACCGTCTTGAGTCGTCATGACGTTCGACGGGAATTTTCCATCAACTTTTGTCTCTTCAGACGTATTTAAAAGTCCCGTACCATATTTTTCGAAATTATCAATATATCGACCCTCTGTAGGTTTTACGGCGAGACACATTGGTTCAATAGCCGGTTTTAATTGAGGAGTCCGCCAGTCTTTACACGCCTCTTTTAGAATATCCTTTTCCTCGCGCGTCTTTATTTTGTCCTTTTCAATTATATGATTTTGTGAAAATGCCTTGACTTGTGATTGTGTGTACACCCACGCCATCATATCTCGGATCTCAAAACCACTGTCTTCGATGGCCATCGTCATGGAATGATACAGGCGTGGACTACTGAATGAGACAAACGCACCACCAGGTTTCAGGACCCGAAAAGCCTCTCTCGAAACGTCCAAATAAAAATTATGAAATTTTTTTGATTGTTTCCTATCAAATTTCATACCTTTGGGTAAATTTCCAACGACCGAAGACGCTCCTTTTTTGTCGATGGTGTTCTTATTCCAATCGTTCCCGAGTCCATCTAAAAAATACGGTGGGTCCGTGCATATCATATCTATCGAATTTTCGGGAAGGCTTTTCATGCCATCGAGACAATTTATGAATTCGATTCGATTCACCTCCATTATTAAAAAAACGTTACTAATCTTTAAGTTTCGTCTTCATCTTCAAGACTCATACTTTCACTTTCAGATTCAGAGCTCTCTATGTAATCTTCATCACTCAACGAATCGACCTTTTGAAAAATTTTGAACGGAGTTTCGCCGGCGACATAATATTCACCTGTCTCTTCCAATTCATCAACATTGTACACACTCAACAGTTGAGTCGTCGGAACAGCGTGCGCGCCCTCAGTGAAAATATAAAAATTGGATGGATGTTTTCTCAAAAAAGATACTAACAATTCATCATCCAAATCTTCAAGAACTTTGCATATGACAGGTCTATCCATATCGATCGACTGTAATTCGATTATTTTATTTTTCAAAGTTCGTTTAAATTCGCCTTCTCGTTCGCCTTTTTTGAACAAACCAATATCTTCGACCTCGACGTCTCCGTAGTCCTCGACTACTCTATTCAACGCATACGTTTCCCGATTTGAAAAAGTGTAGCAATTCGGTGTATTTGGGGTTAACGCGATGACGTGAACACATTCATCATCTTCTTCGATGACCTTACACGTGACCGTGTAGCCGTCATCGGTTTCAATTTCGATCAATCTGACCATGTGTATGAATATATCTTCTCTTCTTAAAGTAGGTTAATGGACAAACTCCTCAAAGATCGAACAATAAAAGATAAAGACGCGGTCATGTTCGATATCGATGATACTTTAATTTTCATGAATGGTCGAGCGAACAAACCTATAATAAATTTATTACATTATTGCTCGCATCTTGGTTATTCTATCGTGATCATAACGGCGCGTCCTGATCGGATATGGATGCATCAGTTCACGAAATGGCAGTTAAAAAAATATAACATTATTTACGATGAATTATTATTCATACCGGCTGAATTGAAGGGCGAAGCTAAAGCATCGAGTGGGTACAATTACATATTATCGGTAGGTGATATGGACACCGATCTAACGAATAGTGCGTTCGGCCTCAAGATTTCCAACGGTTATGACACTTGTGGCACGTGATAAATACCGTCATGGGTTCATCTGCCGACCTCGTTTGCATTTCGTAATAGGTCGTCTTGTAACTTTTACACTTTGCGCATTTGAAAATTCCCTTGTAGTTTGGATCCAATAATAACTGTTGTGTATAATCCTTTTTTGAATGTTTCAAAATGTGCGCTTCTATATCTTTGTCCCGCGGTCCGCCGGGCCAAAGTGCTTGTGGAGATAGCTCAACGACAGTGGATGTTTTGTATTGTCCGGATAAGATTTTGTTCTTCAGTGTGGGTGAATGAATTAAACTTCTTTGAATCTCGAGAAATTTGTGTTTGTACCTATTCATGTGTCTGTGATTATCGGATGCGGCTGTGTCGCCTAGACCGACACTTCTTTTCACTGACCAATTGTGCGTACATTTCTCCAGATTCACACAAAGTGTGTGCTCTTCTGGGAGTTCCAGTAGTTTTGAGTACTGCTCGACAACGTATTGGCGGGTCATTGTACTTTAATTTTGATAAAATTAATAGCGACTTAAGTGAGGCAAAACCATTTTTGGACACTCGTCGATATTTTCAGGAGAACACGTGCTGAATGGACCACCTGTGCGAATAGGTGGATTTTTTGTGTCCTTATTCGGTGTATCGAGTACGATGTTCTGGTACTTTTCCTTTGCGACTGAAAACGAAATACAGAGTAACAACGCGAACAAAACCGCGAGTAACATTTATTTATATCAACTTTTTTATTTTGGGATGAACGCCTTCTTCTCAAAAATCGCGTCTGTGTATTTGACTGACACTGTAAAGTGGATCTCCGGCCAATCCGGCGCTGTGATTTGTGTTTTTCTTGAGAACGGGTGATTGTTCGCGGCTTTCATGAAATCTACTTTTTCACCTTTCATGGCGGATTTAAAAGATTGAGACGTGTTTTTTAACCACATGACGTGATCTTCATTACTGGCATCAAATTCACTGATAACCGATGGCTTAGACATTTATATCATACTGTTATTTAATCTTTAACCTATGTTCGAGTCTATTTATATAATATACGTTGTCAACTATACCATCGAATTCACGACCTTTCATTAGAAGCTTCGAAAAATTATCTCCATCGAAATCAAACTCGATACAGTGAAAATATGAAACACCGGTTAAAAGCGACAATTCGGATAATTCGTTTTCAGTTTTCACGACAGGGTTTATATATAAAGCCACTTCGTCGGGTGTTCTTTCTTTAAATGTTTCAGTTAATTCAATTTTATGAAATTTTTTCGACAAATCAACGTGTGGCCACCTACCAAATTTTGATCGATAATTCGACAAATACGAAATACACTTTTGTGTTTGAACCTCGCTATCAAAACATATGATCCGCGGCTTTAAATTTGGGTCGGTGATGGTCGCGTAGCCCCCCCTAAAAAACTTGATAAATTGGTATCTCATGTATTAAACCGAGAAAAAACATTAACTAATTGTATGAACCTACACGCGCCTAAAACGGTCGGACAAGCAAAATATTTAAAAGCTATTCATGGTCAAAAACCGATATTAGTCGCTACAGGTCCGGCTGGTTCGGGAAAAACGATGTTCGCGTGTCAATACGCCGCCGAAAAAATCAAGGCGCGCGAAGCGTCCAAACTGATTTTAACGCGCCCAATCGTCGGTGCTGATGAAGATTTGGGGTATTTGCCCGGTGACGCTGATACAAAGATGGCACCGTGGGTTTGTCCTATGTTCGATGTATTTGAAGAACATCTCACGAGGAACCAATTAGCCGGCTATGTAAAAATTGAACCACTCGGATTCATGCGCGGACGAACGTTCAATAATTCGATCATCATCGCGGATGAAATGCAAAATTCGACACAAAATCAAATGAAAATGCTCATCACGCGAATAGGCGAAAATTCAAAAATGATAGTCATGGGTGATCTCAATCAAACTGATTTATTAGACCAAAAAAATGGTCTCGTCGATTTGATTGAAAGGTTAGGCGATGATGAATATGAATACATTGATAGAATTGTGTTGAACGACGAGGATATAATGAGGTCGCCCGCTGTCGCTGAGATTCTTAGGATTTATTGATTTCTTCGAGCGCGGTGTGTCTGAGTGTTTTTATTTTTTTGTGGAGTCGATCAGATGATTTTTGGACATTTTCTTTCGTTTTAACATACATCGTCGTCCAATCGGTTATAGATTTGAGGAGACACGTCGACCGTATGTACCATTCTGTTACAGAACATGCTATCGCGTCGGCTTCATCGTATTCTTTTAGAAGTTTTTCAAGTTTGCATTTTTCTAGAAGCGGACGAAGCTCGTACAATTCATTGACGCGCTCGTCAAAGTCTGTGCGAGAAACGCGTAGTTTTTCGACTTCTTTTTCGAGATCAGACATCTATTCTTATCGTAGATTTTTTATTCGCCCGAATGGACGCCAGAAATTTTCTAACAGATAAATAATATGTATATAATATATAATGATAGAGGCAGTGGGGATAATTATAATCGGTGTTGTGATTGTTCTCCTCATTTTACTTTCCAGGCGAAAGAAACAATCGCCTAAGAAGGATACGAGTGGGGAACTCAGTGAATTGCGGGAAAAGATTAAAAACATGGAAACGTACAAAATGCGTGAATTATATACGTCTCCAAACGATAACAATGGTATGACCATAGCGGGGACTCTGCTCGAACAATTTCTTGATATATCTATCGAGGTGTTTAACCAGCCTCTCGTTAAGGAAGTGCTCGATAAAATCATAAAAGATTCAGGTGATGCGAGTGTCGTGGCGGGTATCATTGAAGATATAGGTGGTGTTATCAAGGAATCCATCAAAACGAATGATCTCTTACAGTGTTTAACAAAACTGGACTGTAAAAATGAAATGAAAACCGTTGGTGAACCCGAAGGCGGTGAGGATTTATCCAAATTGCCGGATGGTAAAGTGCGAGCGATTGCGTCGCGATCTGTTACTAAATGCAGAATCGGTGATACAGATGAGTTCGTAGAAGTAATGAGTGGCGATGAAGCGAGCGTCAGTATGTTTGTTAACGGACCTAGATGGAAATCGAGTGATAAAGCGAATTGTCACAGATACAGACCTAAAGATGAAAGTTTCGAGAAAATAGCCAGAGAGGTGCAGAAGAAAATAGGTGAAATGATGACGGATCCAGAAAAACAAAAGCTATACTACGATACGTTCGTTCAAATCGGTAAAAATAACACAGATTTCCTAATTAATCACCATTCATACATAAATGCCGGTTCGAAAAAAGATGGGTTCATAAATCCATTCGAACAAGAAGGTGATTTTGTTAAATTTTTTCCACGTGAACACGCCCTTGGTGAGATGACCAATCTTGGGTCAGCAATTAAAGAAGGTAAAACTTATATTCCTCAAAGATTAAATGTACAGCAAGACGAGGGACTACCCGAAAAGTAACGTGGTCGAGTAAATTAGAAAAGTTAAACACAATATTATCAAATCTATACATTTGATAATATCGATGATACAAAGCAAGTGCCATCCGACCGCGAGTCCACACCGGTCGCCGAGTGCCTTACACTTGTCGTTCGTACACTTGTCGGACCACCGATCGCACGGACATTTCCATTGCATTCGTTTACCGCGTGGCACGAGAATAAACCCAAGATCTTTCGGGTTTTCCATCTTAAATAGTACTCGAATGATTTCTTTAAGCTCGCGTGAATATATCAGTCGATCGATCCATCACCGTTATTCAATAAATCAGGGTCAATAAATTCCTGGTATTCGTCGCCTTCGAGAACCATCCCGTGCCCAATGTATTGTCGTTTCCTTTCTTCGATTTCGCGCGCGTACTTCCATCTCGGTTGATTTTTATCCATGAGCGTTGCCCATAATTTGTTGTTCTTGGATCTAATCTTTTTTAATTCCCCTTGTAGCTCCAGCCGTCTCTTCTTCCTCAATTCTTCGAGAAAGTGAGCGTCGCCTCGCGTTGTTTCGCACAGCGGATGATAATGACGAGGTCGGGATCGTCGCGATAATGACAATTTGGGGTGTGTTAATGACATTTTAATTAATATTACATTTTATTCTCTAACCATTTGGTCGCGATCGATCATCTCCTCGATGATCTCGTCGAATGTCGCGGTTGGTTCCCACCCGAGTTGTTCTCGCGCTTTGGACGAATCACCGACCAACTGATACCCCATATCTTCCCTAAAATATCGTTGATAAACGCGTACGACTATTTTATTCGTCGCAACCTCGCGCGCGACCTCATCGATTCCAAACCCTTCAAAAACGACGTCAATTCCAACGTATTTAAATGCTTTTGAAACCAAATCCCGCACAGAGTGAAGTTTTCCGGTCGAAATGACAAAATCACCGGGGTCATTCGCTTGAAGCATTCGCCACGCGCATTCACAGTAGTCGCGTGCGTGTCCCCAATCTCTCATTGCGTCGAGATTGCCTAAATATAGACAATCCAACTTACAGTTTTTTATGTCGACGACGGCTTTCGTGATTTTGCGAGTCACGAAGGATTCATCGCGCAATGGAGACTCATGATTGTACATGATCCCACTGGACGCGAACATGCCATATTTTTCGCGGTACACTTTCGTCGCGTGGTACGCCATAGCCTTCGCGAACCCATACGGTGAATCGGGATTCAAAGGCGTCGTTTCAGTTTGTGGCGTTTCCGCGGCTTTTCCAAAAATTTCAGACGATGATGCTTGGAACACCCGACACGTTTTGGTTTGATCGGTTAGACGAATGGCTTCTAAAACGTTCAACGCGCCCATACCGTTAACTTCACTCGACTCGACGGGAGATTCGAATGACGATTCGACGTGTCCTCGATATGCGGATAAATTATACAGTTCACAAGGTCTGATCTTCTTTAAAATAGTAACCAGCGACGCTAAATCACACACGTCTCCTCTATGACCATCAAGACGGCGAACGTGGATTCTGGGTTCACCGTTCTTCGTAAGAGTTTGAATGAGTCCTGTTCGATTAATTTCATGAACGTCGTATCCTTTTTCTAGTAGCATTTCGACCATATACGACCCATCCTGTCCACTCGATCCAATGACGACCGCGGTTTTATCGTTTATTTTACGCGTCGGTTCAATACCTTTCATGTCGCACTCGATTCGATCGAACAACGCGTCGATCGCATCAGTCGTCACGCTTTGATGATTCCCGACGTACGCGCCGTAATCGTTTAAAATTGTCGCGTTCGGGGTTTTGACCGAATCCTTCCACTTTTCCAAGAACGGGTGAATCAATAGATTCCCGGCGACGATCGGTCTATACTCGATTCCGAGGTCTTCGACAATTTTAATAAAAATATCACGGTTTTCCCTCGTTTTACAGACAAACGGAAGTGTGAAACTGCTGTTAAACTCGTCATATTTTGGAACGTGAAAGATGTCCCGCATGCGATTCAAACGAACCATATAATGAACGTAATTTTTTCGTCGCACGCGTATGTTTTCATCAAGTCTCTTCAATTGCTCGATTCCTAACACGGCGTTAATCTCCGTATTACGGAAATTGTACCCGTCAGTTAAAAATAAAAATTTTGGATTGATGTTTGGATATTTAGCGATGACATCGTCATAGTTTTCGGGCAACAGGTGACGAGCCATTCCATGGCTTCGTTTGAGTCTCATCAATTCATACAATTCCTTATTATTCGTGCACACCATGCCGCCTTCGATCGTCGTCATGTGATGACCAAAATAGAAGCTAAAAGTTGAGCCTGTGCCCCCACCTCGTCGATTCCCACGTTTATCCGTGACTCCGTGTGATTCACAAATGTCTTCCAAAAATATCGCGTTTGGGTATTTTTCTTTCAATGCCTCAATCGGCGCGTTTAACCCTAGAAGATGCGTGACGAATACGATTCGTATATCATCGTCCGGTAAATTATCAAGATCGAAACTGTAGTCATTTAAATTTATATCGCAAAAAACAGGTTCGAGATTATTTTGAAAAACCGGCGATACGTTCGTTACCCACGTGCATGCGGGCACGAGTACCTTCGAACCATCAGGAATTTTATACAGTTCTTTGACCGATGAAATCAACAGGGAATTTGCGGTGCTCCCGGACGTGACAAACAGAGAATAGTTACATTTCAACCAATCACTCCACGCGCGCTCAAACTCTTCGACCTTCTCACCACACGTATATCTATCGGTTGACGAGATAAATTCGATAAGTTTGAGTTTATCGGATTCAGTGATCGCGTCGCACATTAACGACCACATTTTTTAAAAAGGTGGTTGTATGCTTTAAGCTATTTCATATTTGAAATATTTTTTTCCAATCGATTTTAAATCTCTCAATATTTTTTTATTATTTTCCGTGTGGTTCAGTGCTTCTGTCCCACTTGCTTCGGCAGCGAGGTAGTGTAACGCGTCGTCGCCGAATCCATAGTTGAGTTGCAATAATTGTCCAAGATGACAGTCGCGCGTAAAGCACGTACGCCTTTTGATCCCATGTTTTTCAAAAAGATTCGACAAAAGCATGTCGTCGTTCCACGAAATCGCGTATAATTCTTTAAATTCCGGTAAAATTGTAGTGAGCCACTCTGTTTTCGCGAGACACGCGCCGTACGATTCCAATACGTCGACCGGTTCGCCGTGAACTCGAGGATAATGTCCCTTAAAGTAATTTTCAAAATCAAATCCAGATAAACCCCATACACTACGAGACCCTTCATCTTGAAAATTTTTAAATAAATGTAATAACAGATCTTCTTTGTACATGGTGTCGTCGTTTACGTACAGAATCATATCCGCATCGGTCTTACCGATTGGTCCGACAGCTTGCGTTCCGGGTCCCAAGTCTTCACAGTCGCGGTTTATCACGACGTTGTCCCCGAATGTTTCGAATGGAAACGAGCCATCCCAATCCGGGAATCGATCGTATTTTTTTGGAATATTTACCCAAACTTCGCGACATCCTTTTATATTTTTCAAGTGGTCAACGATTGGTTTTAAATATTGAAACCTCGTTGGGATACTAGTCATGCTCACGATGACTTTCATTATTATATATAATTTCAATTTCTTTTTAACCTCGTTTCTCAAAATAATAAAAATGTTATAATATAATATAATGTTTTCTAGAACAAAAGCAGTTGCGTCAGGTGCGACTCAGCAGATGTCTACCATGCCCGGTGCTCAGCGAGTGATAGGCATGGGTCAGCAGGGACTCATCATCCCTAAAAATACGGGACCCGATGCTAAAGTACCATGGAAACTCGTAGGTATCGTGACCTTTTTAACGGTGTTGTTTGTGTCTACCTCTTCTATGGGAATCGGTATCTATAATAATTGTCAAAAAGCCAAAAATTCGAAAAAATGGACCAATATAAAAAATTATTGGTCGCACACCATGGCGTCCGGTTTGGGAATTTTTTGTACTTTAATGATTCTTAATTTCATGAAGGGGAAGAAAGAAGTCGCCGCGTTGCAGTTGATTCTGGGGTGCATGGGCATGATCGGCGGCGCGATGTTGATTCCGATGATCAACGATTGCTCACCAAAAGATAAGAAGGGTAAACTGGGTGGCGCGGGCGCTCTCTTGGCATTGAACATTTGTTGTGTGATTCTAGGATTCATAGCGTTCACTGGTACTAAGAAACCGGTGGTGCAAAGTCAATAATGGTAGTTATAAAAATATAAAGCTACTGTAATAGACATGAGCGACGGTTTTGAAAAAATGGTCCTGGTCGGCGCACTGTTATGCTGTTGCTCATCTAGCATGATCGCCCTCGCAGGCGGGGGCGCTTACAAATTCGTTAAAACCGGGGGAGTCGAGGGCACGGAAGAATTCTATGTAAAAAAATTTGAATTAGACGTTTTGAAAAAAAGTCTCATCGAAGCACTCGCCAACGGTGTCATAATTGAAGAGTACCAACTCAAATTTGAAGATCAACACCTCCCTATGGCGGATTTTATCAAATATAAAGTTGCCAATTCCTCAAAGTTTAAAGCTCAAGATAATAGGATATTAACAAAACAACCGTATATAAAACCGATATTGAAGTGGTGTGTAAAACATTACACAAATTATAATGCGTTTCGAAGAGATACGGAAACTCAGGCAATTTTAAGAATGAATGGAACAAAAATGACACCCGCACAGCTTCACGCGACGTATTTCAATGACTTGTCCCTCGAAGCACTGAAACTATGGAAAGACATGTGTAAACACCGCGATAGGTACGAACCAAAAATAGATCCCGTAGACACCGCGACAGGTAGGAGGCGAAAATAGATCCTTAAAGTACAGGATGCATGTATTCGAATCGATTCACATCATTTTAATGCTCTTGTCTTATGTTATAAAAAAGACAGGAAGATTGAGTTTAAGTGAAAAGCATAAAATTTTAGCATTCATGGGCGAGGTAATAAAACAAACGGATTTTAAACCTCTTCTTGACTGTCGTAAACCTTTTTCAGCGTGTAAAGTCCAAGAAGGACACCGGCGACCGAGTATAACGCGTAGTAGTTCGAACCTTTTCTGTATTGATACACGGTCCACAGGAGACTCGCGATAATACCGGCTAGTATCTCGCGCATATCATGCCTCTTAACATCTGTCATGTTATAAATCTTACTGAAGTCGTTAAGAATCTGTGCGATACCTATCGTGACAGCGACAAATATAATAGTATTATCAATATCCATTAATATAATTAAAGAAAAAAATATATAATAGAATACAAAATGACTACCCCCGAACAAGTGCTCGCTGGCTATGACAACTCTAAGGAATCGAAGCAACTTATTATTAAATTAAAGACCCTCGCGCAAAGATACAAGAAAACCGGTGTGAACAGGGAAAACATTTCAGGAATTGTGTGTAAATTGATGATGGAAGTGAATAATCTCAAGGCGATACCGGGTCCTGAAAAAAAGGAACTCGTCATCGACCTTATATATAATTTGATAGAAGGTCTTGAAGGTGAAGAAGGTGATGAAGACACTGAGTTTGAAATACTTCTCAAAACAATGGTACCGCCTATGATCGACAGCTTCTCTGCAATGCTAAAGGTATCTAAAGCTTGCAACTGTTTTGGTAAATAGATGAGGTTTCCGAATCTAGAAACCATGATAAAATATGGAATTTACACAATTTGTGACCTCGTTCTTTTTTCGCAGGGAAAACTCGTACCGAGAAATATAAATATTTTAGAAGAATGTGAAGACTGTTCATTTGTCTTTGACGGGAACATGTGTCCCAATTGCAACGACCTTAAAAGAAACAGTTTATTAATGATTAAGTAACATGGGATTCCACGTAGTGATCACCGAGACTAGTCGAGGATTTAGTCGAGTCGAGAGTGATTGTGTGTGTTGTGCCGAGCGACGATTAATTAAAACACTCAAAAGAGAGTGCTTCAAAAGGGGAAATAGGATCTTCAAGTTTTCGAATTGGGTACGAAGAAAATTTGGAACGTTAATTATCTCGAGACCGACAAGCTACGGTGATGGGAAATCTTTGCCGTGCGTTTTGTGTAGAAAAATGATTGAAAAATATGATTTAAAGTGGAAGGCTTTTGATGGCGAAAAATGGATCGAGAGTAAATATCCATTTCAATTACCAAAATCACAACCGACGAACAAACAACGCCGAGAACTAGGTTTTGGGTTTAATAACAATTCCTAACGCGGCTTGTAAACTACTTTGGTGTCTTTGAAGTGGCTTTTCTCTTTTGAGTTTTAAAGTCTCATTCCCACCCTTTGAACCCTGTATCTCTAATAATTTTTTATGATTTATCACGGGTGCGATCAGTCTATCTGTGTGTGGAGTAGTCTCGACTTCCTCCGGAATCTCAACATCGATAGAAGTATCACTTCTAAATTCATTGATGTCCAGATCTCCACCGAACACTTTCAAACGTTCGCGACGCGGTGCGAATTTTATATGACCAAGTTTATTGTACATTTTTTTACGCATCATGACAATATTTCCGCATATGATGCTTCCTCTCGTGATTCCATATTTTGAAACTGCGTAGCTTTTCATGCACGACCAGGAACAAAATTGTCCGCACGTATAAAATTTACGGCGTCGATCGTCGTATCTATACGGCATTTGTAATATCATGTTTTCGTGTGGGTGTGAACACCACCAGCACCAGCCCGAATCTGACATTATATAATAGACTCTCAAAATATCTTTAAGCTTAATTTTTTTCTTATAACAATATATACTATCGACATGGGTGGAGGTGGCAGTCAGACAGTTAACCAAAATATCAACATGAAAGCACTCACTCAGATTACTAATAAGAGCCTGAATAAAATTGAAGAAACAACTGAAAATAGAATGACAAATGTTCAGTCTTTAAATGTTAAATTATTTGATATCGTAAACTGCCCGATTAAGATGGAACAGACGATCGAATCAAAATTTGTGGCGACGACGGAAACGATGATTGAGGCAGTACAGTCAGCACAGGCTGATATTACAAATGAATTAAAAGCACAAGCCTCAGCCGCGATTGAGAAATCGACAGAGGCTGGTAATTTCCAGTTTGGCGACAGTCAGAACGCGAACATCAATATTAATCAAGAAATTGAAAATATAGTATCGAATGAGTTAAGTACAGAAACACTGAAAAAGACTATCAATTCTTCGAGTAACATGCAAGATGGGAATTTGGAGATATACGGATACACGTGTGAGAGCGACTCGGAAGCACAGGGTCTCATGATCAGTCAAAATATTCGAGCCTCGTTCGCGGCGGCGGCGATCACAAAAAGTCTCACACAAGCGTTATCGACGTCGAAGGTCGTCAATGAGATCTCAGCGTCCGCTGACGCGGATCTAAAATCTGAAAACAAAGGTATAGCCGATATCGTCGATTCAATCGGGAACATCTTCACGGGACCCATGAAATACGCGCTTATGATATCCGCTGTCTGTTGTGGATTATGTGTGATCATGTTGGTCGTGCTGGGCATGTCGGGTGGGGGGCAGCAGGCGATCGCGAAAGGTCAAGTTCCAAACATGATAAAGGCGACGAACGCGATGACGCGCGGGCGCGGTCCCGCGCCTGGTACGGGGAAATACGGAAAGTTTGGAAAATATGGAAAATTTGCTAAAAAATAAATAATACATTTTTGTTCTTCGCGATGTACACATCGCTGACAACAAAAACAATTAGATGGTTTCGAGATGTTCGATCAATTTTGAACGACTTTGTTTTTCCGCTATGGAAATGATACGCGCGAGTTTCTCTTCGTCCGACGACGATGCCGCGGCTAAATTATACACGACATATGGGTTCAATGGCTTGTCGAGTGGACGTTCTTTTACATATTTAATCGCGTTCGCCGCGCCACCTTCAAGGTTCTCGCGACGTCCCCCTGATAACCAAACGACCAAGACAACCGCACTGGCGACTAATAACAATCTATTTAATAGTTGATATTTCTTGATATTCATTATATTAATATACATAAAGAAATAAATTTCTTTAAGTCATATGATCCTGAGCATCGACGTTGGAATCCGGAACCTCGCAATGTGTCTCTTTGACGAGACATCTAACCTCGTCGTCGAGTGGGACGTAAGCGGAGTTCCGCCTGAGTGTAAAGAAGGACTCTTCGAATCGCTGAGGAATCATCTCGATGATAGACCCTGGGTGCTGACACCCAATACAATTCTCATAGAAAAGCAACCCGATAAAAATAGAAAGATGAAAACCGTCGAACATTTTTTACACGCGTACTTTATCATTAAAGCACCTAAATCTGAAACAATCGTGTACGACGCAAAATTTAAAATACCCGACGTCTGTGGTCCCGGACGCGCGCAATATTTAAAACGTAAAAAGGTGTCGATCGAAAGATGTGAAGCTTTCATTCGATCACATGAAATTAATAAGCATTGGATTCCCATTTTTAACAAATCCAAAAAGAAGGATGATCTCGCCGACACGATCATGCAAGCGATCAGTTTTACAAAACGCGTCGAACCTTTAAAAAAGACTTCGAATAAAACGAAATTAATCATAGCTAGAAAACCAAACGACAATCAAAAAAGAACAAAATATTCAAAATCTAATCTCGCGTGGGTGTATCTAAATAAACCGGATTGTGAATGCCTCGAAAAAAATAAAAGATTCATGAAAGATCTCAAAAGATATTATAAAAATATAGATGATTTCGTGAAAGACATTAAATTAAAGAAGTGAAGTACGTACAAGTAAAGATGAAATCACCTCTTCGATACCCTGGGGGGAAGACGCGCGCGTGTTCTTTATTAAACGAAATTATAGTAGAAAAGGATTTAGACGTGAGCACAGTCGTCTCCCCATTTTTTGGTGGTGGGTCGTTTGAATTTTTCATGTGTACGAATCATGATTCCAAATTGATCGTCAATGATAAATTCAAACCACTCGCGAGTTTTTGGACGTGTGTAAAAAATAGAAACCATGAATTGTGTACAAAATTAATGACATATTTGGGAAAAATAGACAAGGACACATTCACAGACATGAGAAAAACAATAATGTCTGAACCCGACGCGCTCAATCAAGCCTGTATATTTTTTATAATTAATCGATGTTCGTTTTCGGGCGCGACGCTATCAGGTGGATTCTCAGAAGAGTCTTCGAGGAAACGTTTTACAGAATCATCTATAAAAAGAATTTCCAAATTAGACTTAAGCGATATCATAATAGAGAATAAAGATTTTGTGGATTTTATTGACGCGTATCAGGGATTTTTCATGTTTTTAGATCCTCCATATTATTTAGGAAATAATTCAAAATTGTATGGAAAAAATGGGGACATGCATGAAAATTTTAATCATGAGAAATTACATGACATGGTAAAGACGAAGAAAAATTGGATAATGACGTATAATAATTGTAAATTTATAAAAGATTTGTACAAGGATTTTGAGATTCGAGAGGTTTCATGGTCGTATGGCATGAACTCGAGTAAGGAATCATCTGAAATAGTTATAATAGGTTAGGTGGCAATTTACCCATATTATCTAAAGAATATGGACTTTTCATTAACTGGTTTATATTAATAGGTTGAAAGGCGCCTGTGACCGATAATTGTGCATATCCGTTATTATTTGACCGACTATGTACTTTTACACGTACTCTCATTCTCTGTTTAATCTCAAATTTAGGAACGCCTAAATTAAATACGTCGTCATCCAAGTGATAGAGTCCATATCCATCACTGATCTGTATATAACACGAACCCTTCTTCCTATAATATTCGTTGATAGCGTTGTCATCTATATCTATATATTCGTCTTTATACTCACTTTTAATTTTTAGCCACTCTTCATATATCATTTTATTTTGTAAAAATGGTGGACGTTTCATATTTAACTTGTTTAGATGTTTGTTAAATAATTCTGAATTTGAAAACCAATTATCATTTTTCCACTTTAAAATTGTTTGTCCCCAATCCGGCGCAGAAGCCTTTTTAACTTCGATACTTTTGTCATCAATACACTTTATATCCGGAGCGTGTGAAGAACCACCAACTTGTTCTATGACAAATGGACTATTTTTTATGATGGCATACACCTCATTTTCATATTTTTTACCACTTCTCGAACAATTAGAACCCTTCTTATAAAATAGATTTACGAGTGAACCAATTTCACTTCGTATATTTTTGAGTTCATTGAGTATTATTTCCATATTTGGTTTTTAACGCATATATTCCTTAAATGGGTTAATTGCGCAACATTAAAATACTACGTATGAATAGATGAGTTATTTTATAAAGAAACGTAAATTATCGAAAGCGACGGACGACATTCCGGTGTTTAGTCTCAATGGATATAAGGGGTACGCAAAAGTAACGAGTGTGTACGATGGTGATACGTTCAAGGCATGTATAACGCTCGATGGTAAACTTCGTAAATTTATATTTCGAACATTTGGTTATGATAGTCCAGAAATGAAACCACCTTTAAATACACCTTCGCGTGAAGAACATATAAAACAGGCGAGGTCTTCTCGTAGACAATTCATGGACTTTATGAATTTCGAAGAATATTACCCATATACATTATGGAATCCATTTATATGTAATTGTGGTGTAAATGGGTGGGTGTGGATCGAATGTGGCAAAAATGATAAATATGGAAGAACGCTCGTCACTGTTTACAAAAATAAACGGGACACCAAATCTGTCAATCAACGCATGATCGAAACGGGACGCGTCAATATATATAATGGAGGAACCAAAGATACATTCGAATTGCCCCTAAGTCAGGTGTGATCCTCAAAAAAACAAAAAATACAAACCATGATACACTGCCACTGCTGCGGCTGGGATATTGATCGCGCCATTCAAATGGGATGCATCCAATGCTTTAAGAGGTGTACCATCCCGAAGACGGTCAATGGGAGGCCTATGTTGAATGCGCATACACTCGTAAATTGTGCCAAAAATAACTGCCCGGTCATGTTTAAGCACGCTTTGAAAGAATATGTTGAGGGCAAAATACAACCCGAAACTTGGGATATTCCGGGTCGAGAATATGAGGTCTTTACTCATGTTATTCAGCACAGAAACCCAACTTGGTATCCGTACATTGTTGATTTTGTTTCCCGCTCAACCAATCCCAGGAATATCGCTCTCTTGAAACTCGCCATCAAGGTTGGTGACACCGCTATCAGCAGTCAAATTTACCCATACTTGAAGCCGAGAACGACCGAAACCGCCACTCGCAAAGACTTGACTGATTTTATGGAATGTGCCGCATTTAGCGGACAAATTCACTTGGTTAGATGGGTTGAACAGCATTTTAACGAACGCAGTGATGTTCCGTGGCCGAGTGCCTGGAAGAACAATGGTCGCAGATTAATTGAAATGATTTTCAAGAATAAGGAACGGTGTAAGCGAAGACACCTTGAACAACTTGTTGGGCATTTTGCGCACATATTTGAAAGGGTGGAGATTCACTGCTGGGATGCTGTCGCAAAATTGGTTCTCTCTGTCAAAGACGATTACTTGGCCGGGCATCGTTTTGGTGAACCGTCTCTTTTTGAAATGTTTTGGACTCAGTTGAATGGTAGAAGACATGCCACACCCAGCTGGAAAGAATACTGTATCAGATGGAGTAAGCCTTATGAATTGAGCCATATTCATACGCAATGCCCGGAATGGCCGGCTGATTTCTTAGCGTTGTGCGAATCTACACCGGGTAGAAATTATTCGTGTCGCCAGGATATGATAAGATTTGCCTCGGAGAATGGACTTGGCCCGGCTCTCCCGGTTCGGGAACCGGAACCTGAAGTGGTTCCCACCCCGATCGTGGAAAAGGAAGCCACGAACCTTCAAAAAGCGTTAGCAGTCATCGAAGATTGTGAGATTCCGGAAGGAAAATACCTTGAAATATGTAAATGGCTATTGGATGCGCATCGCCACGGGGTTCGTTAGAATTAGATTGTAAACACACCTAAGTCACATCAAATCAAGTAAAAAGTCAATTCAAAATGCGCTGCCCCAATTGCAAAACATGTGTATCCGCTATTAAGAAAGGACACACGGAATGTGTTATGTCTTTCGATTATAGGAAATGCAAGAATGCTTTGATTGAAGCCGCTAAAGCAAAACAGCTTCATGTATACAACGCTCTCAAAGAAATGCATTGGATTCGGAATTTGAACCCCTCCCTTATCGATGACTGGGATACCCTTGGAACTCAACTTATCTTGAATAATTGGTACGATCAATACTATGAAATGTATAGACCCATCATCCAAGAAAGACCCTCTGGTATTGAGCCGCGGCGCAAAGAACATGTGCGAAACGTTGTGAAAGCATGTCTGAAAGCCAATGACTTACAAACTCTGCGGAAATATGTGTATGCGACTTCTGTGGTTGGTAATGATTGGACACCCGCTCATTACTATGTGGCACACTATGGGTATCAAGTTCCGGGACCACGGATTATGGATTCTTATATATCTGAGGATGATATGATGGATGTGATGGGATTGGCTATTAAAACAAAGAATAACGATATGATTAAAGAAGTGTATGGGTGGTTTCAAAACAGAAGCACCCATTGGAATACGTGGGATTTTGATTATGCGGTTGAAACTGGGGACATATCTGTTTTGCTTCAAGTCGCTGAATTATGGAACAATTCCCAAGATGGGATGAGAGGTGTTGGAATCCAAATGAAATTGACCACCATCGCAAAAAGTCGCTTGGATATGTTAAAGTTGTTGGATGATTTCCTTCCTAACAAGGAATACCCGGAGAATATGGTGCGTGAGATGAATTACAGCAGAGGTAAATCTACCAGAGCCAGAAGACAGATGGCTTCGTATGTATCCCAAAAGATGCTTGAGCTAGGACACACACACGTTATTAACCAAGCAGAGGAGCGACGAGTTGAGCAGGAGAGAATTGAACAGCGCCAAGCCACCGCCGCGCCCGTAGCTCCCCCACAAGAAAGACCCACCAATCTTCAAAAAGCGTTGGCGATCATTGAAGATTGTGGTATTCAAGAGGGGAAATATTTGGAACTATGCAACATTCTCATGGATGTGCATAGGGAATTATTAAATTGTAATTAAACTGTAACGAATAAGAACCTAAGTCGGACTCGGAGGTATTGATTTCGGAACAGAGATGACCACACCATACGAAAACGGACGAGGCTGCCCTAAGTGCCGGTTTGCACCCAATGGGTGCCCATCGGGGTGCTGTGTAAACCCCTATTATGTTTGGAAAGGAGAGAGGCTCACACCTGAGCGTAAGGCTGTTCTACATAAAGAAGCAATGAAAAGACTTAAACTCAAATCAAAATCGATGAAGAAGTCGAAGAAGAAGTCAACGAAGAAGAAGTCAATTAAACAGTCCAAGACGGTGGTATCAAAATCAAATCGTACTTTAACACCCGGTGAAACCTGGGACCATAATGGCGCCGATATCCGACTTGTATCGATTAAACCACGAGAAGACGGAAGCCATGTCTTATCAGTGTGTGTTACAGAAGGTGACAAGACACCAAGGTCTAGGCAATTATGCAATTCCGATGTTAATTCCACCCGATACAAGGGCCAATATGGACTTGAAGGGTATGCACAGGTAGCGTCATGCAGTTGCTTGCATTGCTACCGACAGCATATGGGGCGTCAATGGTCCAATGATTTGCGCACTAAGATAAGCAATGCAATTAGACACGGTAAACACTATGATAAATATGAGCCTCTTATTGGTATAAGTAGAGATGAACTTATCACACGTCTCATGGAAAAAATGCGCATTAGATATGGAATAACATACTCCGCAGTCACTTGGGGTGATATTGTCTCTGGACGATATCCATTTGAGATCGATGAGATCATACCAAGACAGGTCCTGTATATAGAGGAAAATATAAATGACGTCGACCAGTGGACTCGCATATTCAACCAAAAAAATTTCCAATTACTTACGAAAAAGGATAATGACGCAAAGGGCGCACGTATCGAAAATATTGCAGATTTTCATATTTTCAACTCCATTTTCCCATTAGAAGGAGCTCGACGTGTGATAATTGATTCTAGACTGAATTGGATTCGCAGACGTATGAAACGCGAGCTTGAACTACTTGACTCTGAGAAGGAATTTTTTGAAATCCATGACAGATCCAGTTTCCATTAACCGGGACATATCTATTATTAAAGAACATTATAAATAAAATGTAATATTATCATAGGCATGAACAGATCAACATATTTGAACAAAGGTGCCACATTAGTTATCAGGGGTGACGAT